TAGTTAAACATATTGAAATAGACGGAACAGAATACCCTATAGCTTATACATTTAATGTTATGGAAGCTATACAGGACAAATACGATACCATTGAAAATTGGGGAAATGCCCTGCAGCCGCCGAAAGGTGTAGAACCTAAAATAAAGGACATCAAATGGACGTTTACCCAATTTATTAACGAAGGCATTGACATAGAAAATGAAAATAAAGGAGAAAAAAGACCTTTTGTAACTGAAAAACAAGTTGGTAGACTAATATCCATGGTTGGAATGGACAAGGTCAATTTACAGCTAATGTCAGTAACCGCAGAAAGTACAAAGATACCTGGCAATGAAGGGAATGACGAGATAAAAAACGAGATGACCACGCAGAAGGTGACGGATTAATAAATTTTGCGTGGTTTTTATTTACAGGAATAAAAATGGGATTTACAGAAAAGCAAGTTGGAAGAATGACGGTAACAAAGTTTATTAAACTTTATCAAGTATATAAAGATACTTTTGATTTAGAAAATAGATTACAAAATAATAATATGACATACAGAGATTTAGAATATGAACCAACCTTGGATGATGTTATATAAAGGCAGGTGAAAACATGGCAAGTAATATTGGTGCAAAAATTGAATTACAAGGCGAAGCGCAGTTTAGGAAAGCTGTAACTCAAATAAATACAAATTTAAAAACCCTTGGCACTGAAATGACTAAGGTCAAATCGGAGTTTGATAAGAATGATAAGAGCATAGAATTTTACACCAAAAAGAATCAGGTTCTAAATAAGCAAATAGACGAACAAAAAAATAAAATCGAAGCACTGGAAAAAGGGTTAAAAGTATCAGCCGAAAAATATGGGGAAAATGCTACACAAACGCAAAAATGGCAGCAAGACTTAAACCGTGCTACAGCTGACCTTAACAAAATGGAACGTGAAGTATCAGATAACACTAAAGCAATGGATGAGCTTGGCAAAGAGACTGAGGACACAGGTAAATCGGTTGACGGCACTGGAGGTAAGTTCGAAAAATTCGGAGGAGTTTTAAAAGGTGTGGCGGTAGCGGCAGGGGCAGCGGCAGTAGCAGCGGGAGCGGCGGCAGTAAAATTAGCCAAAGATGTTGTTGCCGGCTATGCGGAGTACGAGCAGTTAGTTGGAGGAGTTGATACTCTTTTTGGTGAATCCTCTTTACAACTACAAGAATACGCAAACAATGCCTACAAGACAGCAGGACTTTCCGCAAATGCCTACATGGAAACTGTTACAGGTTTTTCAGCAAGCTTGATACAATCTTTGGGCGGAGATACCGAAGAAGCTGTTAAGTACGCAGATATGGTTATGACGGATATGTCTGATAATGCTAATAAGATGGGCACAAATATAGAATCTGTTCAAAACGCTTATTCTGGGTTTGCCAAGGGTAATTTCACAATGCTGGATAATTTGAAACTTGGATACGGCGGGACTAAGGCAGAAATGGAAAGGCTCCTGGAGGAAGCGGAAAAGATTTCCGGATTTAAATATGATGTATCTTCTTATGCAGATATAGTTGATGCAATTCATGTAGTTCAAACGGAAATGGGAATTACAGGCACTACAGCACTTGAAGCAAGCGATACAATATCTGGCTCAGTAAATGCTATGAGTTCAGCCTGGGAAAATTGGTTAGTAGGGCTTGGAAATTCTAATGCAGATATGACAGTTCTTACGCAAAATCTTGTTGAAGGATTTCAGAATGTGTTAGAAAATCTAATGCCGGTAATAGGAAATATTGCCGAAGCATTGCCAGGAGCGTTTAATGCTATATTACCAGCTATTAGCGATATATTTCCCGATTTATTAGTAGTTGTAGCCGGACTATTTAATCAAGTCTTAGAGTCGTTATTAAAAATGTTACCTGAACTTATTCCGGTTGCAGTCGATGCAGTTTTAATGATTGCGAATACTTTAATAGATAACTTACCATTAATTATAGACAGTGCATTTAAATTGATTGAAGGTTTAGCAGGCGGAATAACTGATTCTTTACCGACGTTAATTCCCGCAATTATAGAAATAATAACTTTAATAGTTACAGAATTGATAACAAGAATTCCTGACGTAATAAAATTCATACCTGAACTTTTTACAGCCTTAGTTACTGCGGTAACAGAAACAGACTGGGCGCAGATGGGAAAGGATATTGTTGAAGGACTATGGAACGGTATTAATTCATTAGCCGATTGGATTCGTGAAAAAGTTACAGGTTTTGTAGAAGGAATCGGGGATACAATTAAAAATTTCTTTGGTATTGAATCGCCATCAACATTAATGGCTGAATACGGTCGTTATATTGACGAAGGTCTTGCAAAAGGAATTGATGATAATGCAAGTAAACCTATATCATCAGCAGATACCATGGCTACTACAATCGGTTCAGCAATGCAAAAAATCAGCGGATTTGTAGAGAGTACTGTTAGTGTTATACAAAAGGAATTCAAGCTCTGGAAACTACAAAACGAAGATTTAGAGGGAAGTTCTCAAGAATTAGAATTACAACTTGAAGCACAGAAAAAAGAGCATGAATTGCTGACAGAACAAATTCAAATTGCCGAGCAAGCACTTAAAGACATAATTACACAATATGGCGAAAGCTCAACCGAAGCCTTGAAATATAAAAATGAATTATTAGATTTACAAATACAACAAGCGGGACTGACAAAAGAAGTTGACAAAACAACAAAAGCACTAAGTGGCATGGCAAAAATCCAAGAAAGAATTGCTGCGTACGATAAAAAGAATTACGGTTCTTCTGGTAGCGGCGGTGGTGGAACAAGTAACAAAAAAAAGAACGATGATGCAATACTGGAGGTTGCGGGGGATGAGGTATCAGAAATTGCAAAAAGAAATGATGTTGACATAGGCGTTGCGATAGAAATGTGGCGGCAAAACGAGGCTGACAAATTAGCAGGCAAAATTCCCAGATATTTTAACGGAACAAATAATTATCCTGGTGGTTGGGGATGGATGAACGAATTAGGACCGGAACTTGTAAAGTTGCCTAAGGGTAGTCAAATAATACCGCATAAGGAATCAAAAGAAATGTTAAGTGGCGGAGATACTTTCCACGTCACAATAGACGCAAAAAATATCAAAGATTTTACCGACGTAGTAAGAGTATTTACAGGCATTAAGCAGACAGCAAGGCAGGGGGTGTGATGGATGGCTAAATATTTTTATAATAAATATACTTACGATATGTTTTGGAATAAATCTCCGAATAGCCCTAATGCATATTCAGACAAAAAAACTAATGTATTAAGGTCAAGTAGCTCAACATATAACACCATTATAAATGGCGATTTATCACAAGGGGATATAGGGAAAGTTATAAATGTAACAGGCACAAGGTATCTTGCGGAAGGTAAAAGCCCAGATACTATGGCGGGAGTGGGTCATTATTTTGAGTCAGATGCAGAATACCAAGTTACCTTCACTACAGGATTAAAAGTAGGAGATAGAGTATATGCCAGAGTGTTTGCAAACTCAGCAAGGCGCGCAACAGTTAAGTCTATAAATGGCAATGATATTGAATTAACCGTTGATACAAAATATGACCTAAAAACCGGCTACACTATATACCAACATATAGTTAAAAGTGATTTTATAAAAGTTGTAAGTGCCGAGGATGGAACATACCCCGACAATGGATTTAGCGGTGGTTTCTGGTATGAAAAGGTAGCTTTAGACGAGAGTATTATTTTAACAAGCCCAAACGGTGGAGAAACAGTAAATGAAGGATTTAGTATTACGTGGACTCTTTCAGCTGCGGGATTAAAAACAAAAATAGAACTGTCCACAGATAACGGTAACACGTGGAAAACACTGTTGACGACTAACGCAGGGGTTACGAGCTACAGTTATGATTTTGCAAATGAGTTAGAAAGCAGTATTTGTAAGATAAGAGTTACACCTACTGACGGGAACAATACAGGTACATCGGATGTTAGTGATGGTGTATTTACAATAGCACATAACCAAGCACCAACAGTACCGACAAACCTTGCACCTGCTAATGGTCAAATAATTGATAGGACAGAAATCAAGAGACTAAGCTGGACACACAACGATACAGATGCACAGTCTAAATTTGACCTGCAGTGGAGCTCTGATGATGGGCAAACTTGGACGACAGTAACAAAAATATCTACAAATCAATATAGCGACTTTGCAGCTAATACATTTCCTGTTGGTACAATTACATGGAGAGTTAGAACTTACGACCAGGAAGGGTTAGCAAGTCCATACAGTAACCAAGTAACATTTACAGCAGCTGCACCAAGTAATGCCCCATCTATAACGAGTGCCGATACATGGAATGTTGCAAGACCGACAATTCAATGGTCGAGCATAGGTCAAGTAAAATATCAAGTCCAGATTTTAAATAGCATTAATGCGGTAGTATGGGATAGTGGACAAATAACAAGCAGCAACAAAGCGGTTACTGTAGGGGCAGATTTAGTTAATGGCTCAACCTACACAGTAAAGGTACGAATAGCGGATAGCGGCGGGATATGGTCAAGTTATGCAGTGCAATCAATTAGTATCAGTTTTACCCCGCCAGAGATACCACTTGCAACAGCAACTATAGATACAGCAAGGGCAAGTATAACATTAGAAATAGTTAATCCAGAGGGGCTGACAGTTGTAACGCATAATGACATATTTAGAGATGGGCAAAGAATAGCAGCAGGAATACAGGATGTATTTACAGATTATACGGTGGAAAGCGAAAAAGAATATAGTTACAGAGTTAGAGCAGTAGGGGAGAATGGAACATACTCAGACAGTGAAGTTGTAACATCAAGCGTACCAGTAAAGCATACACAGCTTGCACTTACAGCGAATTACGACAAATGGATAGAGCTAAAATGGAACCCGGAGAAGTCAGACAATAGACAGCATAACAGCGTATCTAATTATTTTGCAGGACGTAAATTTGCAGTGACGGATTTTAGTGAGAACGAAAATAATAACATCCCTAATAGTTTCGCTATCAGAGATAAAGCTGAATTAGACAAATTAATAGAAATCTATGATGCAAAATGGACCGTAATTTATAGGGATAGACGAGGTAAAAGATTATTTGGTACTTTAAATAATCTAAGCATAGCGGATGAAAGTCCTCGTACTTGGTGGACAGTATCATTTACCTTGCAACAAGTAGATTTTGACGAGGTGATATAGATGCAAGAGTTAGCTCAAAAAGGGCATACAAGGCAAACAGTTATCAATGCCTTACAAATGAAAACAGGCTCAAGACAGATAAAATTCCGTTATGACCTCTTGGATAAAAATGATAATTACAAGAAAACTCTAACAACTGTAATAGATGGTGAAGTGAGCATGTCAGCTTTTGCGGATATAAAAAGGACAGCGAGATTTACCGTTAAAGATGATAACTCAATTGATTGGTTGAATGACCGTATTCAGCCTTTCTTTATGCTAAAATTGGGATTGGATTGGCTTGAATGGCCGCTTGGGGTATTTATATTAAGCAGTCCCAAAAAAACTGACAATGTTATCGTAACAAGAGAGGTTGAGGCTTACGATTTGTCGCAAATTTTGATTGATGACAAGTTTGCGGACAGATATGCCATTAATGC